AAGCATCTGCTCAGTGACCCCGTCACTAGCTCTTCTTGTATAAAGGCCATCAAAGGCATTCGTTCCAGCTGCTGTTGTATTGAGTTTTACTCCCCCTTGCCGTGTGCCTACTGCAGCACTGATGAATTCTACATTAAGACAATCAGGAGACTCATTTTCAGGTAAGAGAGCTTTTTGAAACTTGGTGTCAATACCGCCATCGAAGGTCAAATATTCTTGAGGAGGATAAATCTTTTGATAAATAGCAAGATCCCCACTCATGCTTCTCCCACAATAGTGACAGGTAGTACGTCCTCGGATTGTACTGTTGCAAAAGAATCCGCCCTTTTCATCTTTTTCTTATAGTTAATGGCTTCCATTATCTCCCCTTGCCATTTAGCATCCCAAAAACTCATCAGATCAAGTGCTTTATCTTTAGCGGCCATCATCATGAGTAAGTAATAGACGGTACTAAAGTGAAAAAGAGAGGGAATCTCAAGAGAAGACGTGGCAGTTATTTGCTGAGCATCATTATAAGAATAAATAAGAAGAGTATAAGCAGAATCGGGGATGGGCCGTAAAGACGCTGTATAATTCCATAGAGTATAATAAATTGGCCATCCCTGAGTGGTGACTTGTTGATTTGATAAAGTAATTGAATCATCATAGCGGTGAGTAATGTTTTTAAGCTTTCTTCCGTTCACTAAAAGTCTTTTAATCGCTATCGTGTTAGTCGGAAAAGCATAATCCTGAGTCGCTGCGACGGTTGTCGTCTGATAAGTCCTTTCAATGAGCCAAGCCTTTTTTGCTAAGATATGACTTGCCTGCCATTGCCAATTGTAAAGCTGAGTGTCTGCAAAGTAGGTATCGCCTGTGGCGTTATAGAGGTCTCTTGCCGCGGTATTAACTTCAGTAGGCGTCATAGGGAGCTCCAGGTGATTGTTGAAACTGCGTTTGAGGTATAAGAGACGCTAGCTGCGGCGTTTGATGAATAAGAAGGCAAGAGCTGATTTTCTTCATTGATAGTCGGTGAGGGATAGACGTAAAAAAAGCCTCTACCGTCAGTGAGGTTCTTATTCGAATTGGCATAAGAGACATTTAATGTGTGCTTATGAACTTTATTTTGAGATTTAAAGATAGAAGAAGCGGGACACGAGATCCCAACACTCATGCTGGAATGAGTGAGCGTTCTAAAAAGAGCTTTCTGGATTGAGGTCGTCGCCTGACACGCTGCGCTTTTCATTCCCCAAGTCCCGTTGCCAGGTCCAACGCCCGAAGCCGTCCACCTGAAGGAGTTCCATTTCGTAGAGGGAGAAGGGCCAAATGTGTCTAGTATTTGAGTCTTTAATGTAATTGTCTTGCTCGCCACTCATCCCTCCTTTCTCCCTTAACTTAAAGTGATCTGTGCCGTGACCGTCAAAGTATCGCCTGCTCCAACATTGATTACGCTCTCAGTGTCGCGCGCAAGCATCGTTCCAGCAGTAGAGCTTGAGAAAATTCCGTACTCAGTTACCGCTCCCGTTGCCGAATTCGTAGCAAAGCTAGCAACGAGTTGGTAAACGCCCGTGCCATTGTGAGACACCGTAGCAGTAGTCCTATTAAGCTCTGAGACAAGTGCTGTGTCGCTTGCCGTCTCTGGAGTGGTTCCTGTTCCCACAGCAACGTACTTACATGTGAAAGTAGAGGCTGCGGCGGCGGCACTAACCAGAAAGCTTGCGACGAAGTCTTTTCCATTGGTGGTAACCACGTTGGTTCCCACGATTTGGGTGATAAGTTGTCCATCTGATCCATAATGAGAAATCGTCCATTTGCCTTTTGGAATAATGGCTGTAGCTAACTCTTCAGCTGAATAAATTCTTTCGAACTTATCCTTCATGAGGCTTGAATCTCCGTTTGAGTTTCAGTCTGTGCTCTTTTCTTTCTGACTCGAATGGCTTTATCCTCATCAGGAAGGACTAAAGTTTCAGCATCTGCATGACGTGCCTGTACATGAGCGCTTAGCTCTTTTTCAGTCGTACCAACAAATCTACATTCCCTAGCCATACACTTAAAGCTTGGAACATCATCATCTGTGTCATGAGTTTCTTGATCGACAGGCTCAATTCTTAGCATTTTAAAGAATTTAGAATCCTCTACACGCTTTCCTGAGCCGTCAAAGGGCATCGGGCGATACTGGCCTTTAAACTCAATGGCCTCATAATGATCGACTTCTTTAATCTTACCTTTTTTGTCTCTCCAATAATCTTGAGGAGCAATATGCACTTCTTCTCCTTTAAACATTTCATCAAGCGGGTGAGTATTGAGATTAAAAACAGTTACTTTCTTAGCCATAAATTTCCTTTACTAATCATTTCCACAAATAATATTAAAACCTAATGCTGCTGTTGGAGCAGAATCTGTTGCTATAATCTTGTAATACTTAAGCCCTCCAGGGATAGGCACTATCCCACCATTTGCTCCAGCGCTTGCTGCCACAGTAAAAGTCCAAGATTGAACAGTCGTTGTATTGGGAACAGGTTTTCTCAGTTGATAGTAATTAGTGCCATCGATACTCCCATAAACATCTAATGCTGAAGCCGATGCCATTGTTGGGATTTGAAGATAAATCGGGTCATAAAAGGCTCTTTGAAGGTTGACAGAAGCACTCGAACTTGTTGCTCCCATCGTAAAAGCGTAGTAGGTTCCAAAACCCATAACCCTTAGCTCCTTCCGTAAACGTGAAGATAAAAATGATCCCCGTTTACGCATCCAGAAAGGTGAACCGATCCATTTGCGGCTGATCCTGCTGCATTTTTATTAATAACAACCGTAATGGCAGCCGTAGCCATTGAAACTGGACCAATATAAGCAGCTGTAATGTAGCCTAAGCTTGTGGCAACTGCTCCGCTTAGGGCATCTGCAGTCACGTCATAGTGAGCCATTCTTTCGTCACCAACTACGTTTTGTCTAATCAACGTTCCTGTAAAAGCCATAGAATTCCCCCTTTAGAATAAAATCCTTTTTTCCTGAATTTCAGGATTTTCACAACTCGGTCTTAATTGTTCATGCATTCGATACATTTCAATGAAGTCTTGAATTCCCATTTGTTTAATAGCCATGAGGTTACCTTCAGGGTAAGCACCCATCATTCCGCCTTCTGTACAATTGATATAAAGTCCTGGTACTTGGAGTGCGATATAATCAAACCAATATTTGAAATTCATATAAGAAGGCCAGGTGAGGACCTTGTTGCCAAACACATCGACTCCCCGGAGGACATTCCCGAGTTTTTTATCGTATTTTGAATCCCAAGAATGAAACCGCTTATCATAGCCAAAAGAAAAATCAGCCCCCATAAACGCAATAGGGTTTGAACCCATGATTCCTTTGGAAATATAAAGGCAAGCCCCAAGGACATTACCGCCATTGCTAACATAGGTATTAAACTCCTCAAGTCCTGCTACCGTTTGAATGTAAGCTTGATCAGGCACAGGAGCGTTAAAAAGATAGATCTCTCCTTGCCATTTTTCAAAGAGCTTAGGAGACGACCCAATGAAAGCGCAGAGTTTTTTATCTTTCGTTGAATCCCAGTATTCTTTTTCGCTCTTAGTACCGCCTTCTGCAATTTCCTCTAAAACAATTTCTCCAGCATCTAAAGACACATAGTAATCAATAGGAATATTTCGATCTTCGAAGAAATGATAATTATGAAGGCATGAAACGGCTAGGAGAGGACCACGGTCCTTAAGCTTATCCCCATTATACCCTAAAGAAGGTCCTGAACCGACAATGATGGCCGGCTTATAAGAATTAATTCCAAAAAGCTTTCCAATAGAATGATCTTTAAAATTTCCAAAGCGCTTCTTATTAGCTTTGACGTTTTCAATCCAAATTCCCCGCCAAGATTCAATAGTAATCGTGTCACTTGAGCATGCGTTTCCATAAAGCTGCTGAGGGCTTGCAGGTGGAGTCTCAATGGAATTTTGATAATCTAATTCTAATGTAATTTTTCTTTTCTCTTTTGCCATTTCTTTAAGTCCTAAAATTCAAAAAAAGGTGCGGGCTGGATATTTGTAAAGGGCTATCATTCCAATTGAGCCTAAAGCCCCACGCATAGGCGCCCGCACTTTTAAATAGTTAACTTCCAAAACACCGAACGTAGCCGTAGGCAGTGCCCGCGGAAGCGGTTCCTTGAACCACAACCCCGTGCACCATCAAACCAAACTCAGAAGTAACCTGCGAAAAGGTTGTCGTAAGAGTGTTGGCTGTACGAATACTGTAAGCGGTTCCAGAAAGACCAAGCGAAATAGGTCCCCCTACGATGCCGCTTGAATTAGCGTCCATAATGATATTTGTAAAACCGCGAGTCAGTAACCACCCGTAAGTGAGTGATGGGAATGTCGCATGCTTTACATATCCAACACACACATTGAAAAATGTGGTGCTTGAAATAGTAACGCTCATGCCAGTATTTCCAGACATGACGCAGCCCAGTCCTACAGGCATTGACGTATTACTATCGTTATAAACGTAAACATACTCCTCGCCATTGACGATTCTCACTGTTCCTAAATCTACAGAAGGCGAAAGCGTTACGTTTGAAACGGACTCAAATTCAACAGGAAGACCATGAAAATTAAGTGCCATCTGATTACCCTCCTTTCTTTATGCAGCAAGAGCGCTTAGGTTGCCCTGTAAGCGCATGTTGGATGTCCCAAAAGCCCCCATCCAGTAGATCTTGGCAACTTTCACGTTTTGGTTAATCGGTTTTGCAAACGGTTCAAACCTCATGTCCTCTTCCTTATGCGCAAACAAGTGAACGTAATCTTCATTAATGAAGAAAAAGTTACTTGATGGGCAGTGAGAGTCAGGAAGAACCGGCAAGCCGTTAAACAGAAGCGACTGAAAGCCTCCGCGAGCGGAATCCGTGTCCTGAAACCTCTGCTGAGGCTGAAGGAGTGCATAATAGTAATTGAAGATCGATCGGGTCGTTATAGCAACCGTCGGGCTCCAAGAACCAATTGTGCAGCTATTCCACACAACCTGAAGCGCTGATAGCGATGTGGTTGTCGTCGTGCTATCCAATTGTGGCTGCCACCACGAATAAGAGCTCTGAGAGATGCCCCCAATCGTATTCGAAGTACTCATCCAGTACTGAAGACCCACAATCGACTTAGCGTTTGTGTTATTAGAGAAAATCCCAGTGCCCAGCTGATCTTCCATATTCTTTTCAGCAATTTTCACTTTCGATTTAACGAGAGACACCATTTGCTCATCGCCGGCATTTTTCAATTCATCCGTACGAAGAATTGAAATATTCGTATAGAGCGCCTTCCACGAGTATTCAGCGGCTGTGATCTGGTCATTGTCGTTGACGTTTAAAGTGTCAGCTCCAAAATACCATCCAGATGCTGTTGGTGTTGCATAGTTGAGCGGTACTAAGATCGAAGTACCCCCGTCCACAAGCTCATAACTTCTTTTCCTAAGCCTTTGCAATAAAGGGTTTGAATTGAAAATATTGTCATAGAGCTTGGGAATAAACTTTCTCTCAGTGATCCCTGAGATTTGATCATAGGTAAGTGCCATATGATGATTCCCCTTTGGTTACTTACGAAGCGCGAGTGCGTCTGAGTTCCTCTCGGATCTCGTTTTCAAGCTCTTCGTAACTGGTTTCTCTAATGCTCTTATTTCTGTTCAATTCCCTTCCCTTTTGAGGCATGGGCGATTCGCCTAAGATGCCTAGCTTGGTTCGGGTTTGAATTCCTTTGGCAACCGATTGCTGTGCTTTTGCCTGAGCACGATTTAAGAGCTCTTCATGGAGTAGGTCACGGAAGGCCGTTTGAAACTTGGCAATGCCGTTATTTTGCGCATGCTCCAAGACTCTGACCTCAAGTGATTTTCCATTTTCATCAAGAGTATTCCAATCTAGATCAGGGTGTTGCTCCCTGATGGATTTGATCTCTTGATCAAGCGCTTGATCTTCTTGCTGATGAGTGGACTGGGTTTTCCAATCCTGAAATTGCTGAACTGCAGGTAAAATTTGTGAGAGCTGCTGCTCTAAAGATTGAATTTTAGTGAGATAAGGCTGAATTTCAGACGAAACTTGCGTATTTTGTGGCTGAGTTTGCGGGCTCTGTGTGAGCGCTGCAGGATTTTGCATCCCGCGCTTCCACATCTCTTGAAGCTGCTGCCATTGAGTGGGATTTTTAGCAGCCCATTCATCGATTTGAGTGTAAGGAGAGTATTTTTGCTTTAATTGCTCCCATTGGCCACGCTCTTCTTCCCATTTAGCCTTTTCCTGGTTGAACTTCTGCATGAATTGAGGCCGGTCATAGCCCATCTGAGCCCATTTGATGATTTGGTCTCTTGTTGCCTTAATGGGTTTTCCGTTATGCGTAAATTCATACTCATCTTTAGCGGCCTTTTGATCTTTCTCCTCTTTAGGAGTAGACATTGGCCGCTCAGTATTTCTTGCTTTATCTGTTTGATCAGCAAGGAGGTCTAGCTCCTCATTTGTGCGCGTATCTTGTGTTTCTGTAACTTGCGTTTCTTCCATTTTTAACCTTGTGGGATTCCTTGAGATGAGTTGACAGCTGCATTTTCAGGCATAGGGCCTCCTGCTGGAGAGGGCTTTTGTGCTTGCTGAGCTTGATCTTGAGAACCACCAGTGAGGGATTCAATCATGGCATCAGTTGCCTGAGCGGCTTGTCGAAAAAGCTTAATGTCATCAGGCGGAAGTTGGCTTCCTCCTGCTTGGAGAGCTTTGCCTAAAGCCAAAAATCCGTGCTCAATCATTTGAATAGCTTGCGCTGGAGAAACTTGTGGTGAGGGCTGGCCTTGAGGAGCCGCTTTAGGACCGGGAGCGGACGCAGCTTGTGCGCCAGGTGCAACTCGCATGGAGATACATTCCTTTAGCTAACAATAATTTTAGTGATTTTCTTATAAGTCAGTCTTGAATGCTGGGAGAGTGAGATCTCCCAGCACCGAAAGGTACCATGAACAAAAACTATTATGCCGCACCTTGTGGCTGATTTCCACCCCCTAATGGAGGAGGAATAAAAGCAGCCTGAGGTGTAGCCTTCACAGCTTGTTTGCCAGCCGTTTGTAACATCAAACCATGTTGCTGCATTTGCATCTGCATCTGCTGCATGGCTTGTTTCTTCTGGTTTACTCGCTGCAAAACCATTTCGTAATTTGGATAATCTAAATTTTTTAAGAGTTCCTCGTCATCTATGACGCCAAGTTCAAAAAGTTTGAAGCTTTTTTCTTCATTAGCGTCTTTTACAAAGGGAAGCCCAGAAGTCATCGAAACTCTGACATCAAAGTCGGCAATGATCTCGATTTGTTTAGCCTGACCGTTTTCATTAATATGAGCTATTCGCTTTGTAATTGGATTGCCATTTTCATCCTGAGATTCAAGTTTTTCGACGTGGAAATAAAAATATTTTTCAGCATTAGGATTTCCGGATACTCGAATTAAACGCGGCACTGAGTAAAATTGAAAAACTCGACTTAAATAAAGCTTTCCAAACTCCACTAAGAAAGCTTCTAGATTTCTAGCCTGAAGGCGTAGTCTCGTTTGTGCTGCTTGCTGTAAGCTTTGAATAGCTGAGTTGGCTGTTACATCTGTGGGCTCTACTCCTTTTGATAAATCAGTGCTCCCTGAGATGCTACCAAAGAATTGTTTATAACGGTCTAAAAGAGCCATGACAAACGGAGGAAGGTCAACCCCCGGCTCCCGCACGATTTGAGTAACATCGTCCGCTTCCACGACTAACCCTGGCTTATTAAATAGATTATCCGTGTCAATATTGGCTGGCGATCCCACTTTCCAAATAGGATTACTCATTAAAGCCATTGTGTCTAAAATGTGGGCTAAAATTTTATTTATACTCTTTTGAGGATTGTCTAGCTGTTCAACTTCACCCATTCCCCAAAACTCACGCGGTAAAATATAATTTGTATATTTTGCGTATGGAAAAAGCCCATCCTCAAAATCAAATTCACCGTCGTCAAGTAAAACACCGCCTGCTACAACGATCTTTCGGCCATTTGGATATTTAAGCTTTTGAATAAACTTCTTTTTTGGCTCATTATTTTCGTCAAGTTTAGGCGTGCCATCATCGTTTAGCTCAATTTTCTCTTCTTCCTCAAAATCATCGTCTTTGGAATAAAGAGTAATCTTTAATGCCTGATTTTTGGCAATCGTGTCATAACCAGAAGGCCCTTCGATAATGAGTTTGCTATCGGTGGGACTCTTAAACATCACTTGATAGATGTCAGCTTTATCAGCTTGCGAAAAATCAATAATGTCAGCAGCAATAAATTGCGCTTTATCAGGATACTCTTTTTTAAGCTCTACAATGTCAGTAGGAATAGCCTCAATCCAATACTTAGTACGCTTGCCGTTTACATCTCTTGCATTAGGATCAGGAAACTCATAAAAGGAATCTGAAGATTCAAACTCAATTGAGCCTAGTCCCATATTAGCTTTTGAGTTAAAGCCTACGTAAGCTAAACCTGAGCAATAAATTTTTCCATCCTTTAAAACCTCTACAAGAGTCAAATCCCAATTATTATGTTCCCAGTCGTTTTCAAGAACCTTATTTAAAATATCGGCCAACTCTGTCTGCTGTGGAAGAGTCGACATAAACTCCACTTTGGGTCGAGAGTCTGTCAAAATTGGCACTTGAGATTCAATAGTATCAAAAATAAGATTTAAAACTTCACTTGACCTATAAGAGGGCCTGACTTCCTTCCACTGGCGCCCGCGGTACATTTTGTACCAATCAATCCAGCGGGCATCGTAGCGCTTTCGATATTTTTTAGCTTTGGAATATAGATTATCAACTAAACGTAGAATCTTCTTTTCATCTTCTGAAGGATTATAGCCCGGTAGTCCGCCGTTCGGATTTTCGGCGCTCTGATGCTCTTGAAGGTAGGGGACTGTGATTTCGCTCATTCACTCATCCGCTTTTTAGCTAATCTTCGTTTCATTGCCTCAGCACTAATGCCTGCGTGGCTTGCCTCTCCCATAACTTTCTTGCCGTATTTCTTATCGCCTATAGCTGCAGTGATTCTTGCTGCTGAATCAGCTGAGTAACCTTTATTTTCTAAAGCGCCTTGCATTCTTTTAAATGCACTCATTTTTGAACCTTCAATTTTTCTTTCAGAAATTTGGTCAAACTATCAATGCATTCGAAAACATATTCGTTGTAATTAATTTTTAAAATGTAACCGTTTGCGACTAGGCGAATTTGATAAGGAAACGAAGGGTCAGAATTTTGAATATAATTGATACAATTCGGCCAACCCGTATAAGGAATTACACAATTTTGCGTCACTCCGCCCAAGTTATTAGTCATACACCCACATCTCCGCAGCCTACCCAGCCTTTATCTACTTCAGCCCAGGCCTGCTCTCTTTTTTCTTCTCGTTTTTGATCAAAGTATTTGTGAAGGGATTCAGGCTTTTCGTTCCCGATTTCTTCAACGCCTTTTATTTTACAAAGCTCTTTTCGGTGAGAGCTATTTCGAACGATGCAACCAAGCCCTGGGTTGTATTCGGCGTGCTCTACTTTCGTGCCATTAAACCACACGCGAGTCGGTATAAACTCGCGTGTGGCAGGAGTTAGGCAACGAAGACAATTTTCAGGTGAATCCATTTCTTTTGCGGATTTCACCACATCAAATCGGTTTTCGCATTTTTGGCAATGATATTGATAGATCATAAATGGCGCCCCTGGAGACCAGTTATTTCCCGGCTGTGGCCTCTCCGCGCGACGAATATTCGTTTCAGATGCGTTATTTCCTCATTAGGCGCAAAAATGCCGGGACAGATGCTACATGCATAGGGCGCCGTTTGTAGCCCACGCTCTGTTTGTCGCATCGACAATCCTTGTTTAACCTTTATTTCTTCTGTGGAAGTTCAGGAACAGCAAGATCCTCAACACCTTGGTCACTTGGATCTGCATCGTTATGAGCCATATCGCCTTTTGCGCTCTCTGGAACTACTGGCCCATCTCCGCTATCAAATGTTTCGTATTGTGATTTACCCATAAAGATTTCCCCCTTTTAGTAAGCTTTTGCCATTCGGCGTTTGATTGCAGCTAGTCTTGATGCTTTTTGCTGAGCAGAATCATCTTTGCCTGAATTCATTAAATTGCCGTGATAGTTTCCGAAACCGGAATTGAGATCTTGTTTAGGAGATACGCCTTGCGCTTTTGCTCCTGAGGAGCTTTTTCCTGGTGCACCATGAGGTGAGCCCGGAAGTTTCCCCTGCTTCATTTCTTCATCGCCGTCATTGTCGTTATACATGCGGTACCGAAACTGTTTAGTCTTGTTCAGCCCTAATAGATACAGGGCGCATTAAGCGTCTAAGTCTTTGCTCTTGAGTTTCGGCCCTTTTACTTGAGAAAGAAGTTTCTTCTGGCACAAATGGCTTAAGTCGATGGCCTGACCGATGTGTTTTGAGTGTAACAAATCTATTGGCACTCATGCAATGATCATTTTGACCAACAGGCAACTGATCTTCACTATCTTGATCAGGGTGTAAGTCTTCCGGCTCAGGGTAATGATACGTCTCGTATTCATCAAGGGTCTGAGGGCTAGTGCCTGAGAAAACTTGATAGCGCCTTGTTTTAATGAGCTCATAGTGTAAGTCAGTGCCTACTTGAATATCTTTTTCGGGCACTCCCACTGCTGGAATTCCATTTTGATTAAAGTATAAAATATTTTCAGGCCTCTCGTGGCCGCAATAAAATTGCCGGATGTTAAAGAGCGCCATCTTTTGCTTAGCTATTTGCATCTGCTCAGGCACTGTCATTCCGGTTTTGTAAAATTCCGATATCTGATAATGCTTATGGTCAGGAGTAATTGCGCGAACCACAATGACAAACGGCTCAGTGTGTCCCCAGTCGATTCCCGCATAGAAAACTGTACCATTTGGAAGGCGTAACGGAGCACAGACGTTTGTAGTTTCCTCAAAGCAGTCATAGACAAGTCCCGCCATCTGGCCAAATTCACCGCCAAATAACATTTGAAAGCGTCTTGCGTCCATTTCAGCTTTAGCTTTAATGCGTTTAGATTCGTCATAGAGCTCATGATAAGGCGACTCCCAGCTTGAGGCCTCAATCAATTTAAAATCGCGCTTTAAACCCTTTTTGTAGGGCTTAATATAGTCCTTCCAAAGCCAATTTAAAGAGTAAGGCGAAGTAGTCCCAAGCGTTCTTCCACCTTTAGCTAGGATTCTTGCTTTATAATTCTCCCAAAAATAAAGACGCATCTTACCCAGCTCATCAAGCCAGCCTGCCATAACATTTGGAATACCCACAATTGAGTCAGGATCGGTTTCAGTGCGTAAATAAACGCGCCGCTTATCTGGCATTTCAAAAACAGATTCCGTTTTATTATAGGTCCCTCGGCCCCGCAAAAGATCCAGGAAATAGGGAGCCATACTTTGATTCATGATCTTATAGCTTGGAGAGCAAAGAAGAAAATTGACATTTGACTCAGTGCAATCGCTAATTTGTTTACCGATCCAAAGTGCGCCGCTCCTAGATTTTCCCCATTGAGTGCCAGTGATCGCAAGAGTCAAGGATTCTTTAGATGTAATTAAGTCATATTGTTTTTGAGAGTGCGCTTCAAAGACTTCTTGTGTTGTTTCAGCTGACATGTCTTTTAGATATATCGCAAAAAGTGGAAAATAATAACATATGGCTGGGACGGCGGGATTCGAACCACGCAGGAATCTCCCTAGCGACCGTAGGGCGGCTTTACCAGTTTGCCAACGTCCCAATCAAACATGTAAATAACATAACAAAAAATGCACATCCGGCTGATAAATATTTGGTCGCCTGTCAAATTCAATGTGGCATCCGATCTCAGCATTATTCCAATGGGCTTTGCGAGTTAGGATTTGAAATAAAAGGGCAGGATCGAGGTTGGCATTTAAAAGAACCTGGTCTTTGTTACCAGCTAAACCCGCAAAATCAATGATCCAACGATTATTAATAACAACTTTACAATTCACAAGGCATCCGAATCGCTCTTGAGCTTTTAAAACATTTCTCATAGCCTCTTGCATCAAACAATCAAGTTCGGGCTGTGCAGGAATGGGTTCCGATTCGTAGTCGTATTTTTTGGTAGCTAAAATATTTTGTAAATAATGCTTAGAATCCCTCAGTAAAAGCTCACGATTTGAGCTTTCTAACGTACTTAAATTTAGGCGTTCTCCTTCAGTCGGAGCCCAGTATCGGTGACCAGTCTGAAGATAATAATAGCGTCCAGCTTCTTCTGAATCAGTCGTACCAAGATATTCATTTTTTTCCCAATTTTTCCCACCCAACACATATTGGCCAGCAAAGGGCATCAGGATCTTAGGAGCTAAGATCTCACAAAGGCTAATCATATGATCTAAGTTTCGTTGAATGAGCCTGTGGTGTTCTAAATATTTTTCCTCATTGGTTAAGTTATTAAAACAAGAAGGATACGGCCCCGCCGCATTGTAATTGAGTTGCGCTACATCGAAGTGTTTGTAAATCCCTTTGAGTCTTTCAGCGCTTTTAAGATCTGGTGTATTATCATTTGTATTTAAAACGGTGTGCTTATCATCCATGACCACTAAAGCGCTATCAATTGTATTGCCAATAGCACAATCAAAAAACGGATGCTTAACAAAAGGCTTATACATCGTTAAGGTAAAAGGACCAAAAAAGCGTGATTCATTGTCTTTTAGTTTTACAATATTCTTAAAACTTTCAAAACGCAGAAGCTTTTCTAAATAATTTGGCCCTTCGTCATCCAGAATGATAACAGGCTTATTTTTATCGAAATCTTTTAAGGTTTTTGGATCAAAATGATCAGGATGAAGATGACTAATGTACAATAGATCGTAATCAGCCACGTCTTGAGGTTTTGTTTTAAGAGGAGGGTAGTGATACCAAGACCCGTAGAATGCACCATCAATAAGCCAAGGATCACACAAGATTTTAAATCCATTTGATTCATAGATGCAGCAGGCGTTTGCGATAAAGGTGAGGTTCATTTGCACTCATCTTGAAGTTTTTTGAGCATCCTTTTTCCCCTATTAATATCTTTTTTAGACCTCCCCCAACTTTTTAGTTCATTTTCCTGATCATGCGTCATATTGGCAATCTTGTAAGGAGGAGATGAGATTTTTGAAAGACATTGTAAACAAAGAGTGAGGCCAGGAATTTTTGACCTTTTTAAAACTGTACTCTTAGCAATCCAAATTTCACAAAGACATCGTTCGCATTTTTCAAGCGAAGAACCAGCGCCTGGATTTTTCTGATCAATTTTTCGTTGGCAAAGGTAAATTTGATTCACACATCCTCCTGAGTCAACGCATCACCTATTTGGATCTCGTTTTTTGCTTTCCTGCCTTCCACTTCATGGATTCTAAACGGCGTAAAAAAACTAGGAGAATCTCGCAAAGACCGATAGATGCCGAAATTACTGTTTTCTCTGAAAACTTCTCCAACTTTAATGTCTTTTGTCGCAATGAGCCTCCTATTGTGGCGTAAGATCATGGCTTGTTCTGATTGTGTAAGTAGTTCTCGATTCTCTTTTCCGCGTATGGCAGATACCATTTGGCTAAACTGTTGAATATTAAGACTGTGAGAAGAATCTGGGCTATCACACTCAATAGCTTTGAAATGCTTTTCGATAACACAGGACCCAAGGGCTGCAGCCAGAGTAGGAATGTTTCGGATATCCAAAGAATGATCAGAATAGCCCACCAAAGTATTAAATTTTTGTCGATAATAGGAAACATTTTCTAAATAAATCTCCTGTGCAGGGTAGCTAGATACGCAGTACATGAGGACTAGTGGCGTAAACCAGACATCGGGATTACCCATTCGCCCTCCTCCTGAATAACCAAAGATATTTAACGATCTTCCGATTTCCTCAAGCGTATGTCCTCCAGTACTTATAAAAACTGGCTTATCTATTTTAGCTAGCTTTTCAAGCATTCTCACATGACACATTTCAGCTGAAGCTAGCTTATGGATATTGACGTAAGGATCAACTTCCTCAATTAGCTCAGGGGAGAAGGCTGAGCACATGAATTCGATGCCGATAGAATCAGCACGGTTTTTTAGATGAGGTAGCCAATCAAGAGATAAAATTGAATCAGCAAGTTTTGATAACCCCCAAAAGACCTTTTCTCCGTATTTCATTCCATAAAGGGATTCATAATCAAACGCCTGAAACTTAACCGCATCAGCGCCCGCTTTTTTTGCCGCTTCAATACTTGCTAAACAATCATCAAGCGTACGCCAGTTAGAACCAACTTCGGCGATGATAAAAGGCTCACAGCCATCTCCAATTTCTAAATCATCACGAATCTTAATTTTCACAGAGTTTCTGTTACAGCGGTCAAAAAACAATTACAAGGTCCTAGGCTAAATTATTTCTCATTATATAAACTTTATCATTAAGATTATTATAACTTTTATATTTCTCTCTCATTTACAAATTTCTTCTTGCGCTTTGGACGTTGGCCTTGTAGTTCACTCAGTTGCTCGCTTTTGAGCAAAGGAGAAAATATGCAATTAAGAACTATCGTTCCTGTTATTTCACTTTTAGCCTTAAGCAATTTTGCAATTGCCGAAAGCTTTGATGACTCGCAAATCACTGACTCAGTCATGAATATTGATGACGGAAGTATTGATGCTAATCAGCCAGGGCAATTTAGAGGAGAAGGAGAACATCAATGCTGGCATGAAAGATTCATTGGCTATAAGTGCACTAATTTTGGCGTAGGCTATACCGATTGCAACAATGCTTTTTTTAGACTAAAGCAAGACAACTGTTGCGATAAGCTTTATTGGCAAGGTAAACGCCTAGAAGGTGCTATTTCGATCGATTTTAAAATCACAAAGTGCACGCGAATGAGATAAGGAGTGAAAATATGTGGGAGCTTGGTGGTCTTATCATCCTTTACTTAAAAAAAATTGGCCGTCCAGTTCCCATTTTTATTATCTTCTTATTGATTGCTCTAGGACTGATTCTAGGAACGATTGGAAATCATATCTTAAGATAAATTTGGCTGCCAGTTTGCCAACGCTCCAAATATCTAGACTTCTTCTTCGCCTAAGTTTTCCACAATAATTAATAAGCCCTTTAATTGCTCGGCCAGATATTGGTTTTCCCTTCGGAGATTTTCCCCGATTCCATGCATCTCAGTAAAATTTAATGCGGCATTTATACCTAACTTAAGACGCGTAATATATAATTCCCTAGCCTTTTCGAATCCGGCTATAAAACCATCTTCATAGGCCTCCACTGTTTCTACATTTTCTTCAGATTGCCATTGGTCACCTGGCCATAGAATTGAGAAATAATCATTTGTAAATTCATCACGTAATTTTTCCTTAAGCTTCATACTTCCTTTTCGCCTATCAAAGCGGTAAACGCGTCTTATCATCTCATTATCCCATCCCGCTTCTTTCATTATCAAAATGAAATCAAGGAGACAAAAGCGGGCATTTTTTCTTATCTTGTGACCACATGCTGCGCATTTCACTTCTCACCCCCCGACGCTCTTTTTCTAAAATAATGTCTAATACAGTATTTTATGAACCAAAACATTTCTATTCCACATTTGAACTGACCTTTGCGTCTGATACGCCAGAGATTCCAGGTCATTTGCGTGCCCGGATATTATGGGCAATCACCTTACCATGTTTGCTCGCATCAGCAATCTTGGCGCATTGCTCGCGCTCTTCTAAAACTGCGGCTACCACTTCTTTAGAAAAGCTTTCACATAAATCAAGGGCAGTCCTAGATTCCAAATAGTGCTTTAAAAATATTTGTTTAAGATTTTCTTTCAGCGGCATTTTTCATCCTTATTAGGAATATCTTTTTTTTGTTTCTCTTCATGATCTATAAAATAATAGCAATCGCAAACAGAACATTTGCCCTTTGGAGCCCAGTGGCGGCAAGTATGTTTCGCGCATTCTTTGCATTGAGTTATAAATCTTTTACCATGCGGACATTCAGGCGTCATTTCTTATCACCTGGCATAGATTCGAGTTCATTTACCTCTTGGAAAAAGCATTCCGGATGTAGCGTAGGTCTATATTTTCGTAACAACTCACATGCCATTTTAAGTCTCCTAGCCAGTTCCTCTTTTTCCTTATGCGTGTCTAGATATAATTTCTGATATCTATCGCGATCGGCTTCTAATTTTGCTAGCCATTCCAATCGGCCTTTGCTGCTAGCATCTTGCATATTCTCTTTATGAGTGCCCAAAAATAAATGGTCTGGGTTTACACATCTAGGATTATCGCACTGATGACAGATTTCTTTACCCGGTTGAACCGGTCCTTTCCAATATTGATATGACCATTTACACGCTTTTATTTTTTTACTTCCGTACCAAAAATTTGGATAAGCTGTTTTTGATTTCCAAACCCAACACCCGTTAGGTTCTTTATTAAGAAGCTCAAAAAAACGTTGTTCTGGAGTTTTAATCTGGCGGCCCCAGTTTGAACAAATTTTTGAACAATATTTCCCTTGGCCTCTCATTACAGAGTAATGAAAAGCCATAAAGTCTTTTTTGCAATAAGCACAAACAGAAGGTATCGATCTTTTATTTTTACCGCCCATTTGTCCCTTTCTCTGCCAGTTCCAATGCGTAGTCTGCGAGTGTTTGTTTAGGCATAATAATAAATCCTCATTATCACGGGAATTTGCTGAGTATATCCGTCATAATTTACAAGCACTGCAGTGTTGCCAGTTCCGGCATAAATAACCCAAGCGGTCCATGTATTTGCCTTCATCTCTCTGCCTCATTCATAAATGCGCCTCGCTCTCATTTCACCAAATCCTTGTACAAATCTTTATCCGGATCTTCATGCCATGCCACAGACCTGAAGCTCATTGCCCATAGCCAAACAGCAAGTAATGTAAATAAAATAAGTTTCATCCCTCTGCCTCATCGTCTTTGGCTAATGCTTCACGCTGATAACACACCATGCAGGAACATTTTCCATGGTTTGGCCAATCGTCTTTCGGAATGTATCGTTTCATCGCTTCTCTCAAATTCTTGATCCGCTCCTTTAGCCTGTCGATCTCATCTAGAAGCTCTGTCACATGGGCATGCCTGACAACGCTCCCCCAAATCTCTTGTTCTCTTTCTTTACTCAGCATTTCTAATCTCCATGTAGCACATGATGCCCAATTGCATAGGCAAGCCCTAAAATAATTGAGATCCCTAGAAACCCAACAATAATCTCAGCCCCATTGATGTTAAATCGATCCTGAAGCATATGGATTATAAAGCCGGTGAGCAACAAACTCGCTATCGTGAATGCCATTACTAAGAGACCAACGATTGTTTCTTTCAATCCATCTCCTAAACTTTATTAGCGCGGGCCATAAGGCCTTTTATAAAAAAGGGTACCACCCTAATCTAAGTTCGGCTTCCGTCTGTGGTTTCAGATTCTCTGTACCCGCGCCTTATTTATGCCGAAGCATAAACATTCATAAATTTCAGCGCAGGCCGGGTTTATTTCCGTAGAGTTTAGCACCCGTTTATCCAACTCCAGCAAAAGTCTAGGCACCCGCGCCTATTCTGGCCAACCCTTTACCGTGTCAGGTCCGTTACGGCTTTACGATGATCCGGCATCATTGCTCACCAGAAAACTGCCTAATATGTTCTAATATTAGGACTTTTGCCTAATATATCAGCGCGGGCCTGGATTGCTAAGCCAGCTTTCGTCCGGATTAGGCTAGAGAACCCGCGCCTTTTTATCTCATGGCCTGGACCGCCCAACTAGGTCGACGACTAGTGTCCCGATGGCAGCTTATCGCCGCATGAGATAAACTTTTATTCCTCTTTTTTCTTAGTGTCACTAGCCAAAGGCGGCGTCACCACTATTTGAGTAGCAACAGAATGCTCTACTTGATCTTTTACTTTGCCAAGTAGGCGCATCAAAATAGCCTCTAATCTAATGGCATCAGCCTTCCTAATTCCTTCTTTCACAATAGAAGCAACCCAGCGCTTAATATTGTCATCATGAGGAGAATCAACAATTTCAGAAAGATCTGCTTTTTTGCCAAAAAGTAACAAGTTGCATAAATAGCTATAGCTTTGCGCGTCAAGCTTAGCGATCTTAGTGCGCTCTCTTGCTCGCCTAGAGCCACCTTTTGGATTTCCGCTTTGGCCCTTTTGCCAACGCTTAGGTTTTAAATTTGGATAGTCTTCTAGCGCCATAATTTCTATTGCCGCTCCTTGTACCAATGACACAGTTTATCACGCATGCTCTTCGCCTTCTTCAGCTGGCACATTGATGTGATAAGTGGCAATCATCTCGCTATTCATGACAACCACTTTTAAATTATCTTCTCTTAAAGCTGCCAATTCTAAAAGTGATCCACTATCACTTGCCGGTACATCAAAGCTTACTCGCCAGCCGCCGTCTATGGTGCTTGTAATTTTATTAAAAATAGCGTTAAAGCTGATGGCTTTCATTTGAGTGCCCTTTTTTTCACACAAATTTGATTTGCATCACAAACGTTCTTTAGAGCGTATAAAAACAAACCTGGCATATCTTTTTCTTCCGCAGCCATTTTTAAATATTCAACCGCTTCATATGGGTCTTTCAAAGCTTTCATCAGATTGTCTTTATAGGCCATCGTTTGAGAATCCTTCTGTCTGATTTTCATTTTAACTCCTTCGTATTTAAACTTCTCTGAACAGCGCCGTGGCTGACCCCTAGACGTTTAGCAATAGCTCTATACGATAGGCCCTGTGTGCGCAGATTTGCGATTTGGGCGTCGTTTCGCTTCATGGGACGCCCCAAACGCTTTCCTAATTTAAGTGCCCGTTGCAGTCCTAGTTTTGTCAAATCTCCGTGCCCAAAAGAAATACCATGCGCTTTTCCGTGACAATTTGTGCATAGAGGAATCGTTCTAATTCCCCCTTTAATTCTTGGAACCACATGGTGCAGATGGTCCGCATGATTTCCACATTCAAAACAAACAAAAACTTCCTGCTGGGACTCGTTTATTGGTATTTCATCATCTACTAATTCTCGAATAAACTCATCAATCTCTAAAACGTGGGGCTCCAATAATCTGTTCTTCAACTTTTCATAAATATTCATGAAAACTGCCCTATATCAACGTAGATGCTAAACGCAGCATGAACGTCAAAAATACGGCAAGACACCGCGTGAATACAGTCGTTATTCCTGGCACACTTTTTAAAAGCCTGCATCTTGAAATCTTGTTGTTGCATTCGGCACGATCTCTTCCACAAGTATCATTCTTAATCCCTCCCCCGGAAAATAACAAAGTTGATCGCATTTTGAGCATTTTATAAAGATGCTCATTTACGGCGGCCCTATCAGAAAAAGCCCGCCAAGTATAAAAATACCCATAAGAGTCATTTCAGCCAGCTTCAACCACTCACAATGATTTTCCACTTGGAATAATCTCCTCAACTAAAATCATCCTTAATCCCTTTCCCTTATAAATCTGTAGCCTCCCAGGGCCATAAACTTTCCAGAGTTTTTTTATTAAAAGCCATCTATGATCCTCAAAGCCTTTAAATTCAATAAAGACAAACTCATGTATCGTTCTATCCCAAACTTTAAAGTCGGTTTTATGAGTAATGCCCGCGGTTAATTCACTAGTTACCTGGCACTCGATATCTGTAATTTCTCCTGCTTTTTCTCTAAGCTTTAGCATCTGGTAGCAATCATGTTCGCCTTTTGATGTAAAGCCGTTAGTGCGGATAGCGCGATATTTGTTCATGATTCTGTTTACTCGCGAGCCAACTACATCCTGCTGAAAATGCCATGCAGGCAACTGCCATGACATGACTAAATTTCTCAGGTTCGATTTGTAAATCGTTAACAATTTTGGAAAGAACTGAGAAAATCTCTCCCTGTTCTTCATTTATCAGCGATTTATAATCAACGCTTTCATGCTCCATAACGGTTCTCCAATGCACTAAAAAATTCTTTTTTGTCGTCCTTTTGAGTAGCTTCTTTAAACATTTTTAATAAATTCAAAATAGTTAATTTGTAAATTTGCCCCTCCCTTTGAGCATAACTCCAATCTTTTGACTCAAGCGCTACTGAGAGGGCCCCATCAAAGCGTGTAATCGCATTTGACCATGCATTATGATGATTTTTATCAGACCATGCGATTGCTCCTGGCCAATATTCCGTTTGTAATTCACTTTCAATTTCCCAGATAAGTTGACTGAAACCTAAACTCACAAAAGATCACCCTCTTCATAACCAGCGCCGTTAGCAGACTTAAAAATAAGAGTCTTTCCTACAAATTTCCCTTTCCGTCTCATCTTTGCGATATAAAGCTCACGATCAGAGAATTGACACCTTTGCGCTTGAATGAGCTCTTGCCTTGCGCGATTGAGTAAAAACACATTGTGTGATTCTTGGACCGCAGTCGATGAGCCTTTGATATCAAATTCGCTTAAAACTCTGCCACTATCTGTTTTTTTAGGATGCATAACCATGACCACATGCACATCCGTTTTTTTACAAAAAATAATAAGCTCATGAATCACGCGATCCATTTCGAGAATCTGTTTTTCAGCCGTTGTTACGTCTAAAATGAAATTCAAATTATCAACGAAGGCAACTTTGATGCCGTGATTCTTTACGTGCCATTCAATATCAGCCATGAGCTCATGAACACCAAACCTGTCCTCGTGAAGAGATAGATGCAGATAATCCTCGGACAAAAGCTGCCCATATTCGGCATTAACTTTTTTTAAATCACCAAGAGACACACTTTCACCTGTGTTCATATCCTTTCGCCCAAACACAGAGAGCACGCGCTTAATAAAATCAGTCGCTCCTGTCTCAACGCTCGCGACAAAATGAGGGACCTTTTCGGCGATAAGGGCACTGCTCAAGTTGGCTAAAAAAGTCGTTTTCCCCACTCCAGTTGCGCCACACAAGATTGAAAACTCATGCGCCCTAAAGCCGCCAGTGATCGTGTCAAACGATTTAAACCGATTGGTCTTCACCGAAGGGGCAGGATCAGCAAGCTCTCGCATGGCTTGAACGTAAAGCTCTGAACAGGGTTTCGAGTACGGCTGATAATCATTCGGCAAATCAAACGAATTACTCATAGACGCTCCCTGGGTCAATCGGCACTAAATTTAACGCTGGCATCGGAGGGTTTAGGCCATTGGGACGCTTCCGGTAATCTTCCCATCCCCGAGAAAGCCATTGGCTTAAAAAACGCGCCCAAGCCGCTCGTGGGGCCCTCTTGGGATTTGATTTGCACCACACCCAAGCCTTGCCAATCTCGGACTTAATCCAAGCAGGATCGGGGTAAAGACTCACCCAGGAGTCCTGGACGTCTCTTTTCACACGGTCTAGGATTTCTTTGGTTGCCGTTCCCTCCAGAAGAGGATTGTTCCCGGCAGAGGCCCGAGCAGAAGCCGAAGGCTCTGCGAGGGAATGAGTTTTTGTATTGTCGCCTGTTTCCTCGTTCTGCGGATTACAGATTACAGATTCCAGATTACAGATTACAGGCGGTTTAGCATTGGCGTTAAACTGTTCTGACACCGTGCTAACACCGTGCTCACATGGTGCTGAGAGGAGTTCAGTAGGAATGTCGTACCGGGCTTTTTCCTCTTTATGGAAATGCTGATGCTTCTTAAAGGTAGGACAAAAGAGGTAGGCGCGGCCATGATGGCTGAATTTCCGCAGTCGGCCAGAATTCACAAGCTCATCAACGAGATTACGAACGGCATCTACAGTAACGCTGTCGTCGTAAGGGAATACCTCGCGTTTTAAGAGTTTTGCGTCATCGACAGTCACTCCTTGTCTGTCCAGCTGACAAAACAAGCCAATATAGAAATATCGGCAGGTAATACTTAAGTCCGCCAGTAAGGTATCTGAATAAAATTCGGGTTTAATTGATCGAGTGCGTGCCATCCTTTGGCCTCCTGCTGTCTCTCTTAATGCCGCTCGTTTATCACAAAATTATCACAAAACAGGGAGCCAAAACGGGCCAATTTCAACCAATTCAGTCTAATTTCAACTGGTCGAATAGATAAGCCGTTTGCTGAATGATTTTCGATATTTAGATTGGATTCCGGATCGGAGCGGCGGGATTTGAACCCACGACCTCTTGCACCCCAAGTTTGGAAACTGTTAAATAAGTATGTGAAATCATTACTCCCAAAATTGTTTATCACAAAATTATCACAACGATTTTTCATTGTTTTAAAGTGCCAGTATGTAACGAAAGCTTCGCGTCACAGATCTCTCTAAATTGCTGCGAGGTCTCTGTCTTTAGGTGGTTGTAGATTTGATCGATCGTTTCAGGAGTTGCTCCAAAGATCTGACTTGCACTGCCTTTCGGAAGTCCTGCTGCTAATTGATCAGTGATTGCCACGTGTCTAGTATCGTGAAAACGCGCTACAACTCCAAGAGCTTTCTTAGCTTTCTTCCAAAAATATTTATTATCTTGCTGTGGTTGGCTCCAGTTTACCGGCCTGCCTGGCTTATTCCTAATTATTCTAGGAAAAATATAAGGACCTTGTGCATCGTCATAAGCTTTTTTAAGAAGCGGAAATACGCTTGCTGGAACGGGAATAGAAACCTTTCGCTGCATTCGGGTTTTAATTCTAAATGGGTCAAGATTAATTTCTTTGTGAATCAAATCAATCTCCTGCTTTTGAAGATGTAAAATTTCTGACTTTCGCATTCCCATCGTCCAAGCCATCAGAAGCTGCAGATAGAATTTTGGCTCTGATTTACACCAGTCAAGTAGAGCTAAAATATCATTTTTATCAATAGGTGGGCGACCCAAAGCTTTTTTTACTATCGTTAACTCTAAATCTTTCCCTTCAAAATAGCGTTTCACATCTCCAGATGTATAACCAAGGCGCAGGGCCTGAATTAGGTATCTTCTGTCATGCTGAAGTAACCGTCCGGGAGTTTCTATTTGCTGATCAAGCTTATATTTCGCCCAGAGTTTTTTATAGTATTTCTCAAACGAAGCTATTTCAGGACAATGCTGATTAAACCACGGCCTTAAATGCTGGATAGAATATTTTGTATTTTCGTAAGTACCTTTTGATTTAGGCCGCTGGACATCAAGGAGATCATCAAAAAGTTGATCAAAACTATATTTCTGTCGTTTAGCCATTTCTGGTTCTTTTCGTATCTTATCAGCTTCTTCTTTTGCCAAGCCGATCTTATTGGTCTTGAGGCTTTTCTCGATAAACTGACCTGAGACTGTACCTCGAAAATAGTAGGTACCTTTTTTGCTTTCCGTATTCTTAAAAATATACTCATAATTGGTCTCTTTAAATCTTTTCATACAGTAAAACGTTCCCCGAATTTTTTGGTCCGCTCTTCTAAAAACCTATCTAAATCTTCTGGACGATAGCCCACGCGCTTACCTAATTTGACCCATGCAGGACCTCTTCCATGGCACCTACTCCGCCATTTCTCTAACGTCTGGGGGCTTATTACCCTCAAATACTCCGCCGCCTCTTTCGTGTTTAAAACTTTCTTTTCCATGCGTAGTTACCCCTAAATAACGTGCAATGAATACAAAGCTAAATAAATGATTGCTACTCCAAAAATAATGAGAAGTGCCGCCTCAGGATGCCCTCTCGGTCTCATCTGCCCCAAGTCCTTCTCTTGCGTAGTTTCTTACATGCTCAATATAGGCCTCAGATTCTGGGTCTACTGATAAAATCAGATCCAAAAAGGTCCTCATCCTGACATTTTCAAATATGAGCGCCTCTATCCTGTGATAAAGGCGCATTTCAGCGTCCCTACTCATGCCGCGTTTTCCTTTTTGTCTTTGACTTTCTCTTTGAAAGCCCAGATGAGCTGATCTAGAACCTCAAGCTGAGCCGAGAGTTTCTTGGCCTCTATATATTCGTTGTAGCTGAGATTTTCACGCGCGATGAATTCCTTTTTTTGATCATCCCAATACGTAACAACGTCATTGTAACAGGCCTGAATCCTGGCCCTTAGCTTCCCTAAGTACTTCATTCGAATATTCATACTTCCCCCTTTTAATGCCCTTCAATCAGGCATTTCGTTATCGTCCGTCTGCGTGCTTAGAGCATGCAGCGAGACACTTTCTAATTTCTTCTTTAGCTCATCGGTGATCGGATAATCTTTGAGCGGGAAAATCTGATACTTCGTTTTAGTCCCTAAGCCGATGCGGGTGATCTCAACAGCCATTTTTGAAAGGTCGTATTTCTTATCTAACGTTTCTAAAAGGTCGTAAGTCTCCCCGCCGCTTTCAAAGATCTTAGCTGACCATTGGTTATCCTTATTGGTGACAAAGTTGATTCTGAAGCGGAAAGTAGGAAATTGTTTCTTATCTCCTTGAGCTGCTTTACAAACGGTGCAGGTAGGGCCATCACACTCAACTCCCCGTCCATTCACCCAGTGACGTTTAAACTTATAGATGTCTCCTCTAAAAGCTCCCGTGACGCTCTCTCCGTCATTGAGTTTTAGAAAATTCTGTCCACCTAATCCCTTAGGTCTCGGCGTAAATAGCATTTATTCCTCCTCATCTACTCTCCCAGTAGAAAAATTGATCTCTCTCTGATACTGCTCGCAAAACTTCGAAACTGGACAATAAGACTTGCATCTCACACTCATGCCAGGACGTCGAACCACTGACAGATTCCTATCAAACCCTACGTGCATCCTTGCTTCCTGCTCAGTGTTGTAAAGTTTCAGCGCTCTTTTCATTCCTTTTTTCATAACAGCCCATTGAGTAGGGCGCGCCCAGCGCTCTTCTGGAGTGCACTCAGGGATTCTCTGTCTAGCTTGCAGATGTAAAATGACTCTCTCTCTTAAGAAGGCATAGGCTTTCTCAGGCTGCCATAATGGGATTGGAATATTGACAATCTGCGCTTGCGGGTAAGTGGGGTCGCGATCAGCTTCCATTTTTGACCAATCCCGAAGGATGGCGATCACCTGGAGCTTTTCTACTTTATGATTGTGGTGTCTCAGTAACACCGAATAGCAATTAAGCTGCTGCGTCCACTCTGAGATATCACCTTTGACTACTTTCCAAACAGAAGTGACTTTGTAATCAGTTAAAATGCTGCTTTCTTCATAGACATCCATCCCGCCTGAGATCTTTAGGCCGTCTATTTCTATAGAAAGCCGTCTCTCTGCTATAGCTTCTCGGTTAGCTCTTTCTAAAATGGTGTGAATCGACTGGCCGAGTAACGACCAGATTCTATCGCTTGCATCTTCGACAATTTCATCCCGATGCTGCTCTTCTAAGATTCCTATCTTAGGAGGCCGTAAAAGCCCTGTAATCGTGAAATCGGCGTCTCCCTTAGAGTAAGGGTCATTCTTTACAGCATCGATAATTGCTTGTGGCAGCTCTGCTTTATTCGTGAGAGCCGGACGCTTTTTTTCGCCTTGATCAAAGGAATTCTTTTTAACCGGAAAATCCCAATTCTTTTTTTCAGCCTGAGGAGACTCCACAAGGGATAAAGTTGGCTTGTTTTCCAACTTAGTCATAAAGTCCCCCCAGACGCTTTGCCTGCCCACTGCTATTAGGGTAAAGGGAAATTCCGGAGCAGTGGCCTACTTTGCAGACAAATTCAAACTTGATGTCGTCCATAACTAAAAAACGCATACACACCTATCCCTTCCATTTGACTGGTACTCATGCATGCTGTATTGCTACTAGGTGTTAACCAATGGAGGCTTTCTTGCCCTCCTTTGGCTTAGACTCAGCTAGGAGTGATTCTTCTGAAACACCCATAACCTGAGCTAAAACGGTGATTAATGGTCTGTATGGCCTTTTGCCATGCAGAATATTTTGAACAGTAGCAAAGGATACCTTAAGCTTGACTGCCAGTTCTTCTGGCCTCATCCGTTCTCGTTGCAACCACTCTCTAACCATTAAACCATTCATAACTCTACTTTATCAAAGTTATGTGAAAGTTGTCAATAAGAATTCACATAATTCTTTTAATCCGGACACCCATGGCTAAATCTTGGAATCTACTAAGAAAACGTCTAATCGCAAGTCTCGAGCCCTATGGTGCAGTATCGGAATTTTGCCGAAAAACCGGGTTTAGCAGAACAGCCGTCGATAATTGGATGAATAACGTGGCTATTCCTAATCTAGAGCATATTGATAAGATTGCCGATGCCTTAGGGTATAGACCGGATCAATTGATCTCCGAAGGCGGCCACCCTATCCATAAAGCCCATACAATGGAAGATTGCTATCGAACACTAGGCGATGCTGTCCGATATTGGAATGAAAATGACGACGGCCCTCCACTGTTGAAAGCCTCAGAGCCAAAAGGTAGTCATTCCTGACACATTATATACACTGCGAAAAAGCACGATAATATAAGTATGAAGTACTTAATTAGTTTTATAGGTTGTTTGGTTTTTGTAGGCTGTGGGAGCGATTATTTTCCCCAGGATGCAACATGTAATGGGTCGGAAAAAGCGACGGACGGTAGTACCACAACCTATTACTTCAAGACGGTCCATGTCGCTGGAGTCGTCAATTATACCTGCGGTGTAAACGGACAAATACTTACTGCAGCTTACGGAGATCAACAGTTCATAAAAACTACGAATCCCTCATGCGTCGTAATCTTCCCCAAGACCACTGCTTACTTTGTTTTTACTGATTTGAGCGATACAGTCGTCGCAACGGTTAATAATCCTGGCGGAGCCTCTGACGGCCATACGTTTAAATTTCAAGATTCTCAATGCACCCGTCCTTAAATCTTAAAAAAGAGCTCTCGCTCCTTAAGTCTTCTCTCAAAAAGTCCAGGATTATAGACGCCAGCTACTTTATTCCAGACCAAGAATTGATTTCCAGCTTCAAGAAGATGCTTTTCGTTAATGAGTCTTAGAATCTTAGAATGAAGAAACGCACCAAAGCCAATGTTGTAGATCAAACTTAAAAGGCCGGCGATTTCATTTTCTGTAAGAGGAGTGTGCACCACTTTAAGAAGCTCTTCTCTTAGCATCTTAAGCCTTCCTCTTAGCCAATTAGCGGCTAAGGGCTCAGTAACCTCGACTCCCTCTCTCACATGGGGGCCAGTTTCGCCATAGCCTATTGTCCAAACTCCGCCTTGATCCTGATAAGCTTTAGCCCTAAATCCTTCACATTCTTTAATGAGCTTTAGTCCTTCTTCATTTATCGGCATGTCGCTCATCTTCTCTCCCTAAACTCCTTTTGCTCTTTTAGCCATTCCTCTTCTTCAGTAAAGCTCTTTGGCTTTTTTTTCTGATTGGTTTGCCGTGTAAAGAATAATGGCCCTTGGCTTCCAGTTTGTGATTGAGGAGTGTCCTTGATAAATGATCGTAAAAACCAAAGAGAGAAACACAAAAATACAATAGAGGTGACGCAGCCTAGAAAATAACCTAGGTAGAACATAAAACGCGGCAATCGTTGAAAATACTAAGATGCTTCCATTCATCGATTAACATTGAAAGAAAGTAACTCTTGATGTGTTTCCCTTCTTTAAAATAGCATTTTCCGGGGCCTTCGTTAACATGAAATCCTAATTTCTTAAACAAATGTTGTGCGGGATTATTCTCGAAAGTCTCTCCCCAAATTTGATAAAGTCCGTAGGTTAAAAAGCCGTGAGAGAGAAGCGTCTTTAACGCAGCTTCTCCATAGCCTCTCTTTTGATATTTAGATGCGATGTATAATGAAAACTCAGCGGTGCGATTGATAAGATCTAAAGAGGTGAGCCCGCAAACTCCAATCTCGTTTTTATTCCTATCATAGATTAAATACATCTTAAGAGTTGGATCATTAGGAAGTCTTTCGGCCCATGAATAATGGGATGCTTCATCAAGTAAATCATGCTGTCTGGTCCACTTAAAGATCTTAGGATCATTTCGCCATTCTCTGAGCAGATTAAGATTAAAATGATCAATCGTGCCGAGTGTCACGCCCTGGCGGTAATCAATCAT